TTGTGCGTAAGTTGGTGGTATGTTTACATTTAAGTATGCCATAATTTATCCTCATCTTATTGTACCCCAGTTTGGTCCAGATTCAAAGTCAACTTTATTCTTAACCTCAAGAGGTATTGTTTGTTCCATTGTTTCTTTAATTAATTCTGGTTCGTGGTCCGTGATTGAAAAACAAAGTTCATCGTGTATTTGTATGTGAGGTATTATACCTTTTTCATATAGATCGACCATTGCCTTCTTTGTCATATCTGCAGCCGACCCTTGTATCAATCTATTTAAAGCTTTGTAGGTAAACGCAGGTGTATAGTATCTATCAAAATAATCCATGTAGTTTGTATCGATTTTATTTTCCTTATACTTATCCAACATCTCCGCTTTGAATGCCTCCCTTGCCTGTTCTTCTGTGTACAATGGTACTTCGTTGAATCTATTTATCTCAGGGTTCCATTCTTTGTTTGTTGTCTCCCATTTATTAAACCTGCAGAATCTATCGTACAGTGTAAATAGTAATCTATTTTCTTTAGCAAATGTTATTAATTCTTGTGATAGCTGACGTACAAAAGGGACTCTTCCATGGTACTCATTAAATAGTTCTCTTGCCTGCTTCTGATCTAACCCCAATTCTTTTTGTAATTTTATCTTACCCATGCCATAGAAAAGACCTAGATTAATTGTTTTTGCCTGTTTCCTGGAGATATTAGCCATGTCAGCAACGATCTGATGAAAATCAGCATCATCCTTATCAAACTCGTCCTGAAGGCCCTCTGTGCCTGGTAGGCCCAGTTTTATAGCATAGTGAACTACAATACGTGGCTCCTGTTGTGAATAGTCAAAACTACCCCATTTACAGCCTTCTTCTGGTATAAACAACTCTCTCATTTTTTTGCCTATAAAACCTTTTGCAGGTATCTGTTGTAGATTAGGATTTGACATACTAAATCTACCTGTAACTGTACCGCCTGAATCTGATCTTATCTGATTAATATCTGCATGTATTCTACCCTCATGCACATATTCTAATAACCCATCTATAAAAGTGTTTGCTGCCTTGTCATACTCTCTTGCTTTTGCAATCATACGCAGGCATTTATTACTGTGTGTTTTAAGATAATCTTTTGGTAGTTGTGGCATCTTAGATTTAGGAGTGACCTTGTAATCTTTTATATGTAGATGATCTAATAATTTTTTAATTGATGCTGCAGCCCAGATGTCAACTTTGATGGTTGTTAAAGATTCAATTGCTTTTAATATTTGTTCTCTTCTTTTTTTGAGATGTCTTCCAAACTCAATCGCTTTTGCGACATCAATCCTAACACCTTTAAACTTCATGTCAACCAAACATAAAAATAATTTTGTTTCTAATTCAAATATTTGTCTACAAGTTTTTTGTTCTCCGTCTTCTTTAGTGTATAATACTTCGTCAATTTTTTTATTAAAAAGATTCCATAGTTTATAAGTTAAGTTTACATCTTGCTTTGCATATTCTTTTACAATTGATGCAGGAAGTTTGTGCATGTTAGTCATTGGATCTTTTACTGTGCCACCAGACCACTCTAAAGTTTTCTGTTGTAAATCGTATTTGTATTTTTCTTCATTGAGATAATCTTTTGACAATGAGTCTAATGAATATTTAAATCTATTCTCATCAACAACAGATGCAGCTATCATTGTATCAACAATTCTACCTTTCATCTTCATACCTGTTACAGCTCTGATCCAACATACATCATACATTGCATTGTGAAATACTTTTGTTATGTTTTCGTTTTGGAATATTTTTTCGTTAAGAACACTCCATATCTTTTCATCTCTTTTGTAATCTGTAAATATATCTGAATGACGTAAAGGAAAGTATGCAGTCTCTTTTCCTGTTGCAACTGCGATACCACATATAAAACCATCATTACGTATGGCACCCAAACCTTTTGTTTTAAGATTAGGATCGTATGTTTCTATATCAACTGCAACCGTATCTACATCTTTTAGATCTAAATCAATTGGATGTTTACACATTATAATCTCTCTCTAATATCATTTCTAAATAATGTATTGCTTTCTTAATATCTTCTTCTTTCCCCTTCGCAGAGTGTCTGCATATATATTTAATAGCATTTCCTTCTGCAAAAAGCAATTTATTCTCATTTATAAACTCTGCAGGTTGAATCTTAAATTTTTTGTAGTGATTCCCGCCGTGCTGCTTGTTTAATGATGTGTATCCTGTTCCTTTAAATATATCACTGTTTGTCATCGTTCTCCTAACCTCCTTCTATATTTATCTTGAGTTGATATGGTCCAGCAATCATACTTGCCTCGACTATACGCAACATATTTTAATCTTAATTGTGTAAAATAATCTTCTTTTCTAAATCTAGATTCATCGACTATAACATTGTCAAATGTTAAACCTTTTACTGTATGTATGTTTGCATATTGAACTCTTACATCTCCCTCTAAATCAAAACCTTTTTGTAATATTTTTTTAATATATAATAATCTTTTTTCGTAATCTTCTTTTTTACCCCTTTGTGTTCTTATTAAACAAAAATCTCTTTCTTGCGCCGCTGTGTCTTTTAAAAATTTTTTACTTATTAAATAGTCTATTGTGTATTCTCTATCTACCCAGTCTTCAAAATCATATTTCCCTTTGCCTTTTGGAATAACTTTACTACCCATGTATTGCCAAAAATCTTTTATTTGTTTAAGTGGCATGGGTGTACCCTTACAAAAATCTGGCCATAGTTTATGACATCTTAATTCTTTTTTTGGTACGTGGGCCGTGTTTCCTACATGTGAAAACTCTACACCATTGTCTTTTAAAAATTTTTTAACCCATGAATCAGAGGGCGTTTGTCTGTAAGTAAATAAAAAAGTTTCATTAGTATTTCTTATTTTATCTAATAAGATTTCCATAGCACTACACATATTTTCTAAATTAGGTAAACGATAATGATCGCCTACAAATTCTGTAGATTTCCAAGTACGTTCATAACCATAATATTCCCATATCGGTTTTATAATTCTTTTACATAAAGCATTGATTGTTTTTCCGCATCTATGACCTTGTTCTAATTGTTCTGCATTTCTCGATAGCTTATGATAATAATCTGCATCTGCTCCGGCAAATTCAAATATAGTTTGATCCGCGTCACCAACTAAATAATATTCTTTTGCTTTGGTTGACATTTTTTCTAATGCTTTTCTTTGTGGTACGTTACTGTCTTGCGCTTCATCAACTATCAAAGCATCTATGTCTGGTTCTAAAGCCTTATCTATAAAGTCTCTTATCATGTCATCATAATCACAGACATGATTGTCGTGTTTATATTTTTTATAGTGAACTAACATTTCTTCTATTGAGTTTAAACTGTAGGGTTTATAGGAATTTTTATCACATGTTTTCCAATACTCTTTTAAAGTTTTACCGGTACCAAAAGCATCTGACAGATATTTATAAAACATATGTCTATCATTATCAAAATCAGATTCTTTAACTTGTTGTAGTTTAAACAAAGATTCTATCATGCACATGTTCTTATGATCTTGATAACTAAACTTTTCTTTTCGACCTACCAGTTTACTTTTACAATATCTGTGTATTGTACATATTCTGTACTTAAAAGTTTTTTTAGTTAATCCTTTTTCTTTTACTTCTGGTAATTTTAATATCTCATCTCTTATCTCATCAGCTGCAACGTTAGTATGAGATAATATTATTATCCTGTCATATGTATATTGTTTTAATAACTCTATGTATTTTTGAGTTATAAAAGTAGAAGTCTTTCCTGTTCCTGGTGGTCCAGATATAAATTTAGGTTCTATCATCTGTTATCTCTTCGTAATTACCTTCTATAATTAAATCTTCTACTTCAAGTTTCTGATTATAAATACGCCATGATACACAAGATTTATTTTCAAACTTACCGTGATTCTTTTTTGCTTTTAAAATATTTTGACATTTAATAACTAGATCTACTCTAGATAAATTTATTTTTTGTCTATGTAAATAATCTTCAAACTTATCTAAATTAAATTCTAAAATGTTATTGTTTTGATTATAATAAGGTAAACCAAAGTGTGCTAATTCTTTTTTATTTGTATATGCTTTTTGTTCTGAAATATAATTTTTAAAATATTTTACAAATCTTAAATCTTCTTCTGCTTCTTCAACATATTGATCTGATTTTTCTCTTGCCTCGTACTTTCTACGCATGATCTCTTCAAAGTCTGCAACTTTCATTTCTGGTATCCAAACAGATGCTTTACTAATTACAGAGTCATAAAATAATTTTTTGTTTCTAAGTGTAGGTCCATCAACTGTTATTGTTTTTTCAACAGCCTCCCCTTGTACTACAGCATTTATTTTTACAAAATATCTATCACTACCATACTCTATTATCTGTCCAATAGATTGTTTTGCCTCTTCACTTGTTGCTTCCTGTACGCCGATCCAACTAAATATTGTTGCAATTGTTTTTGTAGAGCACCCAATAATCTCTGCAAGTTTTGGCATACCAAATTTTCTATTTGCTTTTTTGTGTGTAGTGCCTTTTCTTTTTCTTTTTAATGATTCTTCATCTTTTGCAGCAACTGCAATCTTGTATACAAAATCATCTATGTCATCGACGTTCCACTCTGTATGTTTTAACAACACACCTGCTATTGATGTACAATAGTCATCCCTTTGTCCGGAACCTGCGTATGTAATACACAATGCAGCAGACAAAGCTATCTTACCAAGATCAACTTGTATATTACCTGGGTACTCATCTATACCATCATACTTAACCCATTTTACAATTTCATTTGTAGTATGATATTTTGTTTCTGGAACTAATGTGTATTTGTTTGCGCCATGTCTTATTTCACAAAGTGTTGCACCATGTGGATAATTTTTATAATAATTTTCTAATTCTTTCGGTAGTGCAAATTTTTTATAGTCTGATGTACCAGACCAAAGATAATGACTTGATGGATTATTTTTTCTACCAAATATTGCACCACAAGATTTTATGTGGTCACTTGTAAATCTTTTGACAACATCGTTATCAATATCAAAATCAATGTATTGATCGAGTCTGAGTCCTATTTGTTTTGTTGTGTGTTCTATTCTCCATTCTTCTTTCGTAATCTTAAAATCCTTTTTCTGTAACTGGTCCTGCTTTTGCTACATCCCAACCAAACCATGTTCCTTTGTCGTTAGACATCTGAACAGTTGATAAAGTATAAATGTGGCTGTAAGTTGGCGGAGTAAATAAACCATTTTTACCCTGCATCTTCAAACCCATCATCATTGAGTTCCACTTTCTACTAACTTTAAGTTGAGTAGACTTCATAGAAATCAAAGCAGTCTCTGGATTATCACCTACACAAAGTACAAAGTGACTAGCAGTATTGTCAAGGTAGTTACCATTTGGTAATCTATCTTTGTAATCTTTACCTCTAGTCGTCTGACTTATGATATCACTATCTGCATCGTGTATCGCAACAGGTGCACCTGTACTGGTACCTCTGTCTTGCCATTCGATGTACTGTCTTTTGTAATGACACGGTACAACATTTATTTTGTCGTACAATGCATTCGTGACTGTGTTTATGATTTTGCCTGGCTCTGCGCCCTCGACATATCAAATGTTGCTAGTGCTCCATTCTTTTTTTCTGTTACTTGGTTCATGTTTATTTGTTCCTTTTTATTGTTGTCTTATTCTCTGAGAATATCCCAAAGATTTCCGTTGGCATTTCTTTTCCTGCCTCAATACGCTCACGGACTAGCGCTTTCAGAGTCATAGGTTCTACCTTCATCTTTTGTGTCGGTTGGAACCCGTGACCCTTCGCAAGTTCAGCATAATTTGCTGCCTTGTTATCTTCGTTACGACCAAATGATACCGAGATCTCATTTTTAATAATATCACCCAGTCCATTATTACGAAGCCAGTTAAACGCCGTTTCTTTATTTGCTTCTGTAATAGTAGCACGATACGACGTTGAAACTTTTAGATGTGATCCATCTTGTAATTTTAATTCTGCTAATCCCATCTCACTCATCATTGTAGGTATAATATCCCCAGAAAGTCTTTCAATCTCTTTCTTGGTGCTTTTCATATTATCCTCTTGTAGTTGTAATCTAGTCTGCAAAGACTCTAACTTTTCAACTTGATCTGCAAGAGACTGAATGTTTTCAGTTTTACTCATTGCATCTTGTTGATCTTTTTCAAAATCAATTGTCATCTATTTCTCCTTTCTCGTATAGATTAATTTCAATAGGATAATATTTTCTTTCTTGTTTATCCCATTTCAATATATTGTATTTGCCATTTGTAATATCAGATACGATAGAACACGCAACACCTATTAGTGCAGGATCACCTGTAAGTAAAAGATAATCATCACTTGTATAATTTTTTAAACCTTGTCTTAACTTATAAATAAGTGGACCAGGAGAAAAAATCATTTGAGAAAATTCTGGTAATAAAAAATTAAATTTATTAGATGTAGCATAAGAAGCTGCACCCATAATATTTATTTTAGGAGTGCCTGCTTGGCTACCTGGAATTTCCTGTATTACATAAACTTTTCTTTCTGACATCTATTGACAATATAACGATCCTATATTATATGTCAAGGTAGAAAGTTATGAATTATAAATTTAAAACTAAACCATACGCACATCAATTAACTGCGTTGGAAAAATCTTGGAACAAAGAAAACTTTGCATACTTTATGGAGATGGGTACGGGCAAAACAAAAGTGTTAATAGATAACATGTCTATGCTTTATGACAAAGGCAAGATAGATGGTGCTTTAATTATTGCACCTAAAGGTGTTGTTAAAACTTGGTATGAACAAGAATTACCTACACACTTACCTGAACACATAGAAAATGTGACTGTATTGTGGCAATCAAATATTACAAAAGCACAACAAGAAAAACTAGAATCTTTGTTTGAAATAGAAACTGCTTTACATATTTTAGTTATGAATGTTGAAGCATTAAGTACAAGTAAAGGTGTCAAGTTTGCGACTAAATTTATTAACTCACATAAAACTTTAATGGCTATTGATGAGTCTACTACAATCAAAACACCTACAGCTCAACGTACAAAAAATATTATTGGTTTAGGTGTAAATGCTAAATACAAAAGAATAATGACAGGTTCGCCTATTACAAAAAATCCTCTTGATTTGTATACACAATGTGAGTTCCTTGATCCGTGGTTATTGGATTTTGCTTCATATTACAGTTTTCGTAATAGATATGCAGAGATGAAGACTATGCATCTTAGAGGTCGATCAATACAAGTTGTTAGTGAGTTCAAGAATCTTGGTGAGTTATCAGAGACAGTAAAAAACTTTTCATACAGAGTATTAAAAGAAGATTGTTTAGATTTACCACCAAAAGTATTTATCAAACGTCATGTATCATTAACACCAGATCAAAAGAAAATTTACGAACAAATGAAAAAAGCAGCTATGGCTGTATTAAATGGTAAAGTTACAACCACAATGACTGTGCTTACACAGTTAATGCGTCTACATCAAATAACTTGTGGACATTTTACAGCTGATGATGGTTCTATTCAATCTGTTGAAAATAATAGATTAAATGAATTGATGAATATATTAGAAGAAACAGAAGGTAAAGCCATTATATGGGCTAATTATCAGTTAAGTATTGGTGAAATTATACAAAAAATAATTAAAGAATATGGAGAAGATTCTTACGTTCATTACTATGGTTTAACACCACAAGAAGACAGGCAAGATTATATTCGTAAATTTCAAAATGATCCTAAATGTAGATTCTTAATTGGTACACCACAAACAGGTGGGTATGGTATTACACTTACACAGGCCAATACTGTAATTTATTATTCTAATGGCTACGACCTAGAAAAGAGGCTACAATCAGAAGACAGAGCACACCGAATAGGACAAAAGAAAACAGTGACTTATATCGATCTGATTTGCGAGGACACTGTCGATGAGAAGATTGTGAAGGCTTTAAGAGATAAAATAAATATTGCATCTGAAGTCATGGGTGAAGAATTAAAAGACTGGATCTAACTTACGACTTTGCCTTCTTTCCATTCCATATCTGGAAGACCTTCAGTGTATTTTTTTCCGTCAAAGGTCAGCACTTGTTTTCTGTTTGAACCTGATTCGTGATAACTTATGTGGACCCATCCGCCTGCAGGATCTGTTGGATCATAGTACTCCATGATCAATTGATCAAAGTCGACGTTATTTTGTAGCCAGTAAGCTGTCTTAATATTAGGCACTCCAAAAATCTCCAGGTCTACCGCCTGGCCCTTCGCATGCTGCGAAGTTTTTTTGCTACCGATAGCTTCACACAAAGCCTCGGATCTATAGCCCGATGTGATAGTGACTGGCTTATCAAAGTGTGCACGTAGAGGTTCTAAAATTTCGTAACAAAGATCACCTAAACTTTTAATCTCACCAGATCCTGGTGTATTGTCTATACCCTTACGTTGAGCAGTCATTGATTTGGTCATCTCTTTTAAAGTAAAATGTTTTGATAGCTGCATTTAAAACCAACCTTTATCTAATACCTTTTCTAATAGCAGAAGTGATACTGCCCCTACAGTACCCAATAACACCCAATAGATCTTGTCTATCTTACCGCCCAAATCGTGAACACCTTCATGCATATGTTTTACATCTTTCTTTAATCCTGTAATATATCCATAAATAGCAAGTAAATGCTCTCTTGTATTCTTTGGTCTAATTTTATCTCCGTTAGGCATTGTATTATCCTCTTGCAATAACTTTTTCTTCAGGTGATAGTAAAGCTTCTTGCGTACGTGTCAAGTTAGTATTTGGATTCACATTAGCTTTAGCTGTTTGTACCACTGGTTGTGGCATATTTGGTAAAGGCGGCGCTTGGTTTTGAGTAATCCCACCAGGTAAAATAAATCTATCAGCTAAATTTTTAACAGCTGGCACGATTGATTTTAAAGTTTTTCTTAAAAAAGTTTCTTCAGGTATTGGGTTACCTTTACTATCAAATATTAAATTACCTTTGTCGTCTGTTTGATATCCTTCTTTTTCAGGATAGTATCCACCTTCAAATTGTTTAGTTTCTTTATTATATGTTTCTTCAAAAAAATCTTTACCAGTGTAATCTCCTTTTAAAATTTCTAATTCAGCTTGAGGAAAAATAAAATCTCTATTTTGTAAATAAATGTAGTCTGGATTTTCTTTCATTAATTTATCCATTTGTGCTTCAACTGCTGCAACTTTATTTTCAAATCTAGCTTTTGAATAGTTAACCGGTGTAAACTTTCCAACTAATAAATTATTTATTGTAGTTCTAGGAACACCTTGTTTTAAAAGTATTTGATATATAGTTGATTGATCTACATCTAAAAGCTCTAAGTCTTTTATTCTTATATACATATCTTTTTGTAGTTTAAATGCTTCTTCTTGCATTTGTCGATATGTATTAACTGTGTCCGATGGTGTTTTGTTTTGAAAGTTTTCTGCTGTGTAAAAGTTTTCTGTTTCATCAACAGCTCTTAATCTAGCATTCATAGTTCTTACAAAGTATGGTAAATCTTTTTTTACATCTATTCTTATAATTCTGGTACCAGCCAATAGTGCAAGTAATTCATCCATTAACAATGCGGGTCTACCACCAGCTTTTAAATCACCAGATATAGCATCTTCTATTTTCATACCACTTGTAATAACACCTGGTGCAACACCTTCTAAAACATACATGAATGACTTATAAAATTTTGTAGATAAATCATCTGATTCTGTAAACACAGAGCCTCCTCCAGTTTTCTTACCATTCTTTAATGTAACATCTAAAAATCTATCAAAACCAATTGGTTGTGATATGAAAGGATCTAACAAAGTTCTTACAGGACCGTTTTCACTAAACATCATGTTTAACACGTAAGCTTCAGTTTCTTGTGGATTTAAATTTTGTGCTTCTGCATTAGCTATCGCAGCTTCTAAGGGTCTAAACAAACCATCATAAGGTGAGAAATAAGAAAAGTTTACCGCTGCACTTTCACCATTTTTCCAACCTTTTATTGCAAGAAGATTAGATGCTTTATTCCATGTTGCAGCTGTAGATCTTTTATACGCATTCCATTGAGAATCTGTAGTATTAGTTATAAATTGTGATATTTCAGTTACACCTTTTCCTATTGCATAACTAGTCATTAAAGCTCCTGACAATCTTCTAATACCTATCTGACGTATTGCAGGATTACTATGAGTCGATAGTCTTAAACCTATGTTCATTATATTAGCTCCTGTTCTTAATATTTCTGCAGGAAACGCAACAAAATTACCAATCGGAAACTTTCTAATTGTTTGAATAAAAGGAGGGACTTTACTATACGTTGGATAAGTATTTCTTAGTAAGTAAGCAGCTGCTTCTTCTATTGCATCTTCAAATGTTTTTGTAATTCCTGTTACAGGGTCCACTGGTAAAAAGTCTTCACCCATATGTCTAAACCATGTTTTTACATCATCTAAATTTTTAAGACCTAGCACTAGTTGTGATTTATCAAACTCAAAACCAAAGTGTTTCCATAAGTTATCACCACCTGCATATACTTTAGCCACCTTATCCATCGGTGCTAGTTTAATTAATTTTTCAAATAACTCATCGAAAGTATTAGGTCCAGCAGGTGTAGCATCTTTTATGTTTTGCATTACAGCTTTTAATTCTGATGCAACTACGTTTTCATCCCACACTCCTAGTTTAACTAATTTTTCTACATAATTTTGAAAATCAACTTCGTTGATACCTTTACCACCTTTGAATATATCTCTTAATGTAATTCTCATTGCATCTACAACACTTGCATTGCCACCTATGTGTCCATTCATCAATGCAAAGAAAGAAGCTGATGTTACATTTCTAACTTGTGTTTGTGGTGATAGTAAAGTTTTACCAGCTTGAATACCTACTTTTACTTGAAGCACATGTCTGTATACTGCGTTCTGTACTAACTTATCTAAAGTACCACCTGTTCCTTTAAACATTTGTTGATATTCAGGAGCTGTAAACAATTCTTGAAGTTCTGATTTAAGTGTGCCTAGTCTAGGTATCTTTCCTATTTTTTCTATTTCACCTTTTGGATTAAATAATGTTTGTCTTGGATTATTTAAAAAACCTCTAGCAACTGCAGCTTCTCTACTTCTAAATAACCAACCATTTTTAAGACCAGATTTAGCTATGACATCTGCAGCTCTTTTGTTTGCTGATGATGCAATCATATCTGTGACTGTATACAACACAGAACTCTTTAAATCTTTTTCTTTACCCAATAATTTTTGAACAACATCGGGAAGTTCTTCTCCAGTTTTCATTGTTTTGTAATTTTTAAGTGCAATCTTTTTAGCTATATCTTTTAATGAAGACAAAGGACTTCTGCCATCATTCTTACCTGCGTTTAATATATCTTCTGCTATGTTCTCTGCATAGTTTCTATAAGCTTTATCTTTAGCAATAGTTGGAAAACTTTCTATAGCTGTTGCTCTTTCATTTTTACTTTTCTTCACAAAGTTTTTTACAATCCAATCAACAGCTTTATCTTTTATAGCTTTGTCTGGTACAAACTCTGGATTGTTAAATGTTGCAAAAGATCTAACCATATATTTATGTAGCTTATCTACCTCTAATCTTTGTAAATCTTTTGCTATCTCATCGGCATTTTTACCTTTTGGTAAATTTTTCTTAAACTCTTCCATGGTTTTTGCTATTTGAGTTTTTAAATCTTTAGCAAGTTCTCTAAACTCTGGTAACAATTCATTTATTTTTCTTTGATCTAAAAGATATTCATTTACTTCATCAAGATAATACTTCTTCATAGGTAAAGAAGTTTTTGCTTCGTTGTGTTGGTTTTGAAATTTTTTTGCTAGATCGTATGCTTTTCTATCTAATGCTTCTAAAGTTTTATCAAATTTCTTTGCTCTACTTTTTATAAATAAACTTACTTTTTCTGATACACCTTCAATATCTTTTGGCTGTCTACCGTAAGATCTAAACGCAGCTAAAAAACTATCAAAGTTTTTTATAGTTCTTTTTACAATGTCTGGATCTGTCGCAGAGTGTAGTCTCCATTGTTCAAATGGTGGTAATTGCGTCACTATTTTTCTAGAGAAAGCAGATACGATTGTTGGAGCTATAACTTTTCTCAAAGTAAAATCTGTAAGATACTGTGTGCCTTTGGCTAATTGTTTTACTCCAGGTGTTCTTGCTAGTAAATATGTTGCGGGTTTGATAGCTAGTTGGTTTAATGTTTTTGCACCATAACCTACTGTTGGATATATAACTCCTTTTTTAGCATACTTTGTAGTTAGTTGTGCAGCTTTACCAATTAAAGGAAAACCACCACCAATTATAGTTCCTTCAGCTCCATATTTAAGTTTATTCATTAATGTAGCTGCAGCTTTCTTTTTACCTTTTAATCCTCTTGTATCTTCTTCATCAAAAAACATTGCATCTCTTCCAGGTTCAGACGCTAAAAAATCTGTAACACCTACAACTGTTAAACCTTCTAATGATCTAAGAGCAACAGTGCTTACTTTTTTTAATTTGTTATTTTTTATTTTATCAACAGCTTTTTTTAATCTACCTGCTGTCTTTGTTCTGTTTACTACTTTTTGTATTACACCACCTGGTATACCAAATTGAACCATTAGTGCAGTTAGATCACCTCTCCATGTTTCAGGTTGCGATGGTTCTTTGTCTTCCATCATCTTATCAAATTTAGTCAAGAAATCTGTATTTCTTGCAAGGTCTGTACCTGCAAATAGTATTGTTCCTACACCGTGTACAAAATCATGAGATCCTGCTTCAACACCTTTTCTTATTTCGTCCCAACCTGATATGTAATCTTTTTCATCTTTAGCTTCTAATGCTTCAATAAGATCAAGAGGTGGTTTACCTTCTTTTTTTCTAGTTGCATTAAAAGACTCTTGTGCATTTATTCTTAACTTCGGATCTAAAAATAAACTAAATCTTAATATACTAGAATCTTTTGTGCTAGCATTGAATGATTCTTTTATAGGTCTTAACCATTTTACATCAGGCTTTGGTTCACCCACACCTTGTAATGATTCATAAAAATCTTTTTTAAATATTTCTAGTTCGTCTTTTTGATTTGATTTATCTTTCTTATATCGCTCGTAAGGCTTTATTTCGGACATGTTATGCCTCCGCCGGTAGCACTAAATTCACATCATATTTTTTGTTAAAGACATCTACATCTTGTTGAGTTTGTATAGTTGCAAAGTCTTCAAAAGCTTCTGGACTAACTGATAATAGTCTTACTACATCGTCTGTAATTTCTTGTGGTAATCTAGCTCTTAAAGTTTGAAAGTCCATTTGATTTGTAGAAGACACAGGTTGTGGTGTAGGTTCCATGTTCTGTGCTTTCATTGCATCACCTGCAGTTCCTGGGAATGATTCTGCTAAACCAACTCTACCACCTTCAGCATAGAATCCTCTTAGTATTTGTTCAATAATCTGCATAGTGTCTTGTGTTAATAAAATTTCATTAACACCTGAATCACTCATGTATTTTTCAGGATTAGCCGCTAATAGTTTCTTTCTTTCAGTGTTAAATATTGTTGCTCCTTGTGGAGACTTAACAAATATTTCTAACGATGCTTCAGCAATAGGGTCATCACCTAATATAATTTTTTTCTGTCCCTCTAAAATTTGTAGTTTATCTTTTAATTCTTGATTAGTAGGATCTGCTTTTAAATCTTCAAGCACTTTAGATATTTGTGGAACTATTTTTGCAAGCTCGCCCATCATAGCTTGGTCTTTAAATACATCTGCTGATTGATCAGTACCAGCTGCTTCGGAAAGTATATTTCCTTTTTGTTCCATGATAGTTTTAAACAAATCAGCATCTGCTACATTCTTTTGTAATTTCTCTCTATCCATGTCTTCAAATAACTGTGCAGTTGGTTCTTTTGCTGCACCAGCTGCTGTTGATAGTAGACCAGTAAATCCTTTACCTCTTGGTGTAGCAGAGATTAAATTTAAACCTGTGTTCATTAAAAATCTATTAAATCCTTCTCCTTGTGGTCTTTCAAAATACGGTTTGTAATATTTTCTAGCTTCAGACATTTCTGCTTCCGTTGGAAACATTTGAGAAATGTTGTAATCTAATTTCATTGGTTTAGGTTGAGAATACTTACCAGGTCCATCTACCAAACCTCTTTTAGGTGTGTCCAAACCAGAAGTAATACCTTCATTGGTTGATCCACCCATTCTAAACATCGGTCTTCTAAGTATTCTACTCATATTATCTAGGTCTTAACGCCCCGTAGATACCTGCTCCAGTAGCCGCTGCACCTAATGCAGTTTGTAAGAATCCTGGGTCTGGTATTTGTTGTGTTTGTGTTCCTGATCCAGCCATTCCACCCATGATACCTGTAACAAGATTACCGTATTGTTGTAATTGTTCTTGTGGTTGGAATGCAGCCATCCTGTTTGCTTCTCTAGTTGCATCAAGTCCCGCTTGTGTTTGCGCTTGATTCAATGCGCCCAATGAACCTAACGTTGAAATATCCCCTCTTTGTAATCCTGGTAATGCTGATGCTAATCCCATTTGATTTGCAAATTGTTGTTGTGCTGCTTGTTGTGCTTGACCAAAACCTTGTTGTAATAATCCTGCTTGTAGTGCTGCTCTGTTTCTATCTGAACCTGCTTGATACTCTGCTTGTAAAACACCTTCACGTCCACCACCAAATGCACCTGAAGATACAGCTTGGTCCCTGATCCGTTGTTCTTGAACCTGTGCTTGTCTATCGAATTCTGCTAATGATGTATCCATCACCTGTTGTTGATAAGGTGACATAAATTGTTGAAATGCTTGTGGTCCAGTTGCAGCTTGTGCTTGTTGTAAAAACGGTTGAAAAGATCCAACGCCTTGAGTTGCTAAAGTTTGTGCTTGTTTTTGTAATGCGTCTTGACCTGCTACTTGTGGTGCAAGTCCTGCTAAACTTTCTTGTCTTGTTGTAAATGCTCTTGCAGCATCTTGTCTTGCTTTAAATCCTGCTGGTGTCTCACCTGGTTGTTGTGATAAACCTGCTATGCCTGTTGATACGACTGGTACACCAGTCATTGCTACGGCTTGTTTGGCGAGATCTTTTCCTATATCTTCTACAAAAGGTGCTGGTCGCGATATTGTAGTTTCTGTTGCCATTATATTACTTCCTCTAATCTTTGTGATGTTTGAAACATTTCTCTAGCGCCATCTAATCCTTGCGATTCTTCAGATACGTCACCTCCGGATTCGAGGTTTTTCATCATGTTATACATGACTTCTGCTCCCTTGTCTATATCTCCCTCACCTGCATTTCTAACAGCATCAGCCGTAAATACAAATTCATTTTTTGATAGTCTAGCGGGTACATCGTCTGCTCTTTCCATTCTACCCATATCTACAAAACCACCTGTCTCTCTGTAATCTTTTTCTTGACCATCCATATCTATTAATGGCATAGTCTTCTTGGCTACCGGTTCTGCATCTCCACCTTCTTGGTAACCTGTTCTCATCAGACCACCATCAGCAGCAAATCTTGGTGCTAAATAGTTGTAAGGATTTAATCTTATATCAGCGATGTTAATACCTTGAGATTTGTAATATTCATCTAAATCCATTTTATCATCATCATCTTTACCTACACCTAATAAATCTAAAGCAAGAGGAACTCCAAAACCTAAAGCTAAACCACCTTTTAATGTTGGCATCATAGATCCACCACCTTTTGTAATTCCTAATTTACCTAATAAACCTTCAGTAAAAGGAGTCCCTTGTAAATATTTCATAGGCCCTGCAGCCATTGATGCTTTAGTTCCCAACAAACCAGCTTTTATATTTGCTGGATTAAACATGCCTTTACTAAACAAACCTTTACCTGCACCAAACGATCCACCCATAGCACCTAAACCATACATCAATGCAGCTTTACCTATCGGAGACTTAGCAACTTTCTTAACAGCTCTTGTTGCTTTCTTAACTAGTTTACCTAAGAAATACATTTGTCTACCAGCTTCATCAATGTTGCCATCAGCAGCACCACCCATAACATCAGTGTTCATAAGACCACCACCCATAGCAGCAACTCGGCCACCATCTGCAAGACCTGTGAAATCAAATATAGAGCCTGCGAATCTTGGAGCTAGTCCACCTAAGTTTCTTGTAGGTGTTGGGTCTGGTGTTGTAGGATCTTGGTTTACGAAACAATACGCAGGTGGGTTGGGTCCTTTACATGGGTCCATTTCTTCTTGTCTATC